ATATGATTTGGAGTTAGGTGCAAAAATATCTGAAGAAAGAGTAACAGAACTTTTTGAACAAGATATACAAACTGTCATACAAGATTGTAAGAAGGTCTATGATGATTGGGATAAACTACCAGAAGAAGTAAAACAGATTATAGCAAACATGATGTTTAATTTAGGTAGACCAAGATACAGTAAGTTTCGCAAACATATCCAAGCTGTCATGGACGGCAACTGGCAGGAAAGTGCAAATCAGATGCGTGATTCCAGATGGCATAAGCAGGTGCCAAATCGAGCAGAGCGTTTATGTAAGCGTATGGAAGAAGTTAAACCTGCTTAGCAGAACCAATACCTAAACTACTATATCTTTTCTCATATTCTTTTTTAACAAGATTAGAAATCTGTTGACCTATCTTTCTATCTTCATCTTGTGCTATCTTTTTTATCTTTGCGTAAGTATCTATATTTACACTGACACTTTTCCACTTTTCATTTGATGCCATTTACTGTATCCTTTCTAAGATATGATTAAAAAAAGTATACACTATCCTAGACAGTATGGGAAGTACAATAAATATAACGCTAAAAAAACTGAGTTTATGGGATACAAATTTGATTCCAAATGGGAAGCAGAGCGTTATGGTCAACTTGCATCTATGCAAATGGCAGGCGTTGTAGAAGATTTACAACGTCAAGTTAAGTACGACATACTTGTCAACGATCATAAAATTTGTCGATATGTTGCAGACTTTGTTTATAAATTAATACATGAAAATGGTGAAAAAGAAGAAATTGTTGAAGATGCAAAAGGTGTGCAAACCACTGATTTCATTATTAAAAAAAAGCTGATGAAAGCAATATATAATATAAATATAAAAATTTCTAAAAAAAGTACTTGATATTTCCGTACAAATCCCATATTATTAATGGGTAAGGTTTTTTTAATCAATAATAGAAAGGAGGATTTATGACAGCAATAGCTACTATCGCAGAGAGCTTGGCAACTCATAAAGAAACTTTAGTTCGTAATTACGAACAAGCCAAGAAGGAGTTGGAGGACTTTAACAAATCACTCGAAACTAGATACTATGATACTGGTAGAGACTTGCTTAGGCAGGAGGGTAAAGATTTTGGTACTGCAACTTTAATCGAAAATAATTATAAAATAAAAATCGAGATGCGTAAGAAAGTGGAATGGGATCAAAGTAGACTAAGAGACTTCTTAGAAACTCTCCCACCAAAGGAGGCATCTCACTATGCTAAAGTTAGCATCACTGTTCCAGAGGCAAAATTTACCAATGCTTTGCCTGAAGTTCAAGACAAATTAAAAGAGTTTAGAACAGTTAGCCTACAAGGTGTTAAAGTAACTTTTGAGGAGGTTGAGTAATGGCATTTAAAATTATAGATGCCGAAACTAGGCTCAAAGAAAAGCGAGGACACAAGATCGTTATAGGAGGTCCGAGTGGTGTAGGTAAGACTACTTTGGTGCGTACATTACCATCAGAAAGTACTTTGTTTATGGACTTAGAGGCAGGTGATGCCGCTATACAGAATTGGTACATAGACGTTATTCGTCCTAGAACATGGGAGGAATGTCGTGACTTTGCGTGTTATCTTGGTGGTGCAAATCCTGCACTGAATGAAGATCAGATATATTCTGCTAGTCATTATGAAAGAGTTTGCCAAGAATATGGCAATCCCACAGAGATGTTATCTAAATATGAAACAATATTTGTGGACAGTATTACAGTCGCTGGTCGCCTTTGTTTTCAATGGTGTCAAGGTCAGCCAGATTGTAAAACTTCAAGTGGTCGTTTAGATACCCGTGCTGCTTATGGTATGCAGGGTAGAGAGATGATGGCTTGGCTAACCCACCTACAACATATACGTGATAAGAATGTTATATTCGTAGGTATTCTTGATAGTAAGGTAGACGATTACAATCGTACTAATTATGACCTTCAAATAGAAGGTTCTAAGACAGGACGAGAACTACCAGGCATTGTTGATGAGGTGATTACTATGGCTATCATGCCTGGTAACGAAGACACACCACCTTATCGTGCTTTCGTTTGCCATACTCTTAATGAGTGGGGGTATCCTGCAAAGGATAGGTCGGGTAATCTCGATCTAATTGAAGAACCTAATCTTGGTAAATTGCTTAATAAAATATCTGGCAAAGAACCAACACAAAAAAGAAACTTAGATTTTAGTTTAAAAGATGAAGGAGGTAAATGATGTCAATAGACTTTAATAACATTGAACCTAATAGTAGTTCATCTGGTGAGTTTGAACTTATTCCAGAAAATACTATTGCAAGAGTTAACTTACTATTAGAGGGTGGTGATGTGGAACTACCTGAATTTGGTAGGGGTAACTTTTTTAAAAAATCACAAGGTGGTGGTAGGGCAAAATGGATGCCTGTAGTATTTACCATTACAGGTGGTGACTATAATGGTCGTAAGGTTTGGCACAGAATTTTTGTCGATGGTGACAAGATGAGTGAACGTAATGTTCCTGTTGCTAAAGAGATTGGTTTGCGAACTATGCGATCAATTATAGAAAGTGCTCGTAACATTAATCCTGATGATACAACACCAAACGCACAACAAGCTAGACAGCTTAACAGCATAGAAGATTTAAACAATATGCAGTTGTGTATTAAGATTGGTATTGAAAAAGGAACTAATGGGTATGCAGATCGTAACAGATTGATTGCACCTATAACTCCTAATCAGACAGGATATATTGGTGGCAATAATCCTACACCACCTGTTACACAGGCACAACCTCAACAAAATCAAGTTGGGAACAATGTTCCAGATTGGGCGAAGTAATGCACGATGATGACATTGAACTCAGTCCTGACCTGTCTGCGAAAGAATATGCGAGGCGACAGTCGTTGAGGAAAAAGCAGAGAACTCCTCATTCTGTAAATATTACTTTTACAGATGAGGAAAATGAGGAGTTCTTAAATAGGAAAGCTGTATTTGAAGATAACGTAGGTTTCTCTGTATCTAAAGTACAGTTTTTAAAATCATTAATAAAAAATTATAACAAAAATTAATCAAGAGAAAGGAGGCAATTATGGTCGCTAAAAAAAATACAACAAAAGAAGCAGGTGGTTTAGGTATTGAACCATTAGATCAATATGAAACTCATGTTAAAATTTTAGGTACTTCACCTTTAATTTACAATTCAATGTCTGCAAAAGCACAACAGACTTTGTTTCTTGGAGCAAGAAAGAAAACTGCCGCTGAGAAAAAAGCAATTAAACATAATCCTGAAGAGGAGTTTAGAGATAGTTGTTACGAAGATGGCAATAATGGTGCTTATCTTAGTTTCCCGTCTACAGGTATCAAGAGAGGTATGGCAACTGCGGCTCTTGAAACTGCTGGTGTA